ATAAGCGATAGATTCATTCTCCGTGGAGTGGAGTAGTGTTTGTAATTTTTGCGTTAGTCTCATTTTTTACACCTTGCGGTCTTTAATTGTTGGTCTTACTGCTATACGGTGAATACCCATAGTCAGAACACGAACTGACCTATGAGTGAGAGGAGTTTTAGACGTGATGATAAGAGTGTATCACCACTCCATACATACAGAGTATAAGCGGCGAAACTCTTCACGGGGGAGGAGTCTATATGCAACATCGAGGAGTGCCATAATACAGTCACTATTACCCTTATGTGACCGGGCGGGTACTTTCCTGTCTTGGTCTTCAAGATAAACCCGTATTTCTGACATGAGTATGTCGTATGTTTCTGTTGTCATGATAGTTCCGTGCAAGTCTTCCGGGTCGCCCCGCATCCTTGCATAATACTAATACTACTCTGGACTATATAATACTATCCCTTAACAGCATAATAGAGTAAACCCCATATACTGACGATTCAAGACAAAAGGAGCTCAATTTGTAGTTTCCGCGGTATGATAACATGTGACATGCTAACATATGTATATTCTAGGGTTTTCAGGTGTACGCGCCGGTCAAAAACCAGAAAAATAGGGATAATATGGTAAATAACCCTATATTGAGCCCCTTTTGTTAAGCGCGGTTAGGATTAGGCTTATTTTGGGATAGGATATTAGGGATCGGACATAGCCAAAAACACACTATAATATTACCATTCTGATGTGCAGCAGGTATGCTAATGTGTGACATGCTAACGTATAGCATGGTAGTTGTGCAGCAAAATCACGAGATCGAGATTTTAATGGGTTTGGGAGTATAAGACTGTGTGATATATGAGTGTTACTAAGGGTAAGTGTTACGCGGTCAGTCTCAAAAAAAAGACTCTTTCCCCGACGATACGAATGAGACAAAAACTTGATTGTTATATCTATAGATATTAAATATCCTTTATTTCCCAAAATAAGCCATATCCTTGACTGTATATCCCTAGTCTATAACAACATGGAAAATGTACACTTTTGTACATCGTGTTTTTCTCTATAGACCCTTTCTGACTCCAAAGTGTTACGAATCTTAACATTCGTGTTACTATGTGCTACAAAGTACAAACACCAACTAATACATACTATCTTGCATTATCTTATACCGTGTTTATCGTACAGTAAGCTATCTTAATCTAATACAAGTAAAATGATGTAACTATAGAGGGATTATAATATCTCTATAGTTCGTGCCGCATCTCTATAGTTCGTTCCCTAACTATAGAGACCCCATATAGTTCACACTGTGAATAAGTTTGAGAAACGAAAAAACATAAAAAGTTGTTTACAGGTACCCATAAATTTTTTGAACGGGATTTCCCACCTATATACTATTATATACTTACGAGGCGAACATACTATGTAATGAAGTGTTACCAATTACCAATTGAACACCGAGTTATCTTCTGTATCGCATTGATAGTAGCTATCCTAATAGATACTGGTGTGGTATAATGGATCAAGATCAAACTCGATATCAAGTCTTTGATTATATACGCAATAGGACAATCTATGATGGGGATCGTATGGATAATGTATTTGAAGAAACTCTTAAAATTCACAAAAATGGATCACAGTTACTTGGTAACATGGAGTGATGATGTCTGAGGAGAAAGAACAGACTAGGTATCAAGTCTTTGATTACATCAGGAACCGGACCACATGTGACGGAGATTGTAAATACTCATCGTTCTGTCCTAGTATGCCGGCCGGTGTCATTGCAGAGGATTGTATCATTAGGAGGGATTATGCAAAGGTGTTTGATACATTCTACAACTTGTATTTTGGCAACCTTGAGGGATTGAAGACTGAGATGATTGGTATATCTTATATGTTAAAGGAGCAGTGTTTCACACCGGACGAATACTTACATTACTTCAATAGTCTTGTTAAGATCATGTCCTCTTGTTATGCTCCCGTGAAGTCGCAGAAAGATGATTTCATTACCGATGTAATGATCAATATTACTCCGTTAGAACCAAAGAAAAAGCAGGAGAAACGTGCATGAAGTATATACAAAGTATATCTGGGGTGTGTGTATGGTAAAAACTATCTGGTTAAAGCATGCTAGGTCTGTTCGCAAATCAGGAGGGGCTTCTCATATTTACCTCCCGGACGAACTCCTGGGTTCTGATGTAGTTGGCATCATTATTCGCTCTACAGAGAAACACGAGGATGACACAGACATTGGAGAGTTCTTATTATGAAGCTCGATATTAACATACCATTGACAGACACCCAGAGGGAAATCCTCCTTGATGAGCATCGTTTCAAAGTTGTTTGTTGTGGCCGTCAGTGGGGGAAGTCCCATGTAGCCGGAGCCAAGGTCCCACTCGTGTGCCTCTCTAAACAGAATGCACGGGTGTGGGTTATCTCTCCTACATATCGTCAGTCTGGAAATCTCTTCGACAAAGTGTGCCAAATTTGTAAGGAGCACCATATCCCCATTAAGGTTAAGAAATCGAATCAGGAAATGGTTATCACATTTACTATGACGGGTTCTACCTTCCAGGCGTTGTCTGGGAACGATCCTGATAAGTTACGTGGCCAGACTCTCGATTATCTGATTATCGACGAAGCTGCAATGCTCGATGATGAAATATGGCAGAAGCATCTTAGACCCATGACGGCAGTTTGTCATGCACCGGTCCTGTTCCTATCTACTCCTAAGGGAAAGAACTGGTTCTGGGATATCTTTCAGAAGGGAAACAACACAGCGAAGAGTAATTCCTGGAAGTCGTTCACATATACGTCATACGATGGAATTATTTGTGTGAATGACACGGCTGATTATCATCCTGGAAAAGACGAGCTGGACCTAATCAAGAAGGAAACTGATCAGGCGATTTGGGAACAAGAGTATCTCGCAAAATTTTTGGACTCAGGTGGTATAGTATTCCCCCACTATACAACCTATCCCATGACACGGACTCCCGAAGATGGACATTGTTATATAGCTGGACTCGACCTGGCAAAACATGTTGATTACACGGTGATGATTATCTATGATGCTGTCACATTAAAACCGGTTGATCAATTCCGTCTTACCAATCTGGACTGGACATCTCAAATACAGCGAATCAAAATGTATTCAAGTATGTATTTCCATCCCAGGGTATTCACTGATTCGACGGGTCTTGGAGATAGTATCGTAGAACGTCTTGTAGAAGAGGGTGTTGATGCAGTTGGAATTGTCTTATCTAGTAAGATGAAGCAACAGGTTGTCCAGAACTTAGCAGTGATGCTTAGCAGAGATGAACTTCCTGCACCAGAAGACAAAGTAACTACCGATGAACTAGACAGATACCAATACGATCATACCACAACGGGACAATTCAAGTATAATGCTCCCTCTGGATATCACGATGATTGTGTAATGGCCCTATCCTTAGTTGCATGGGGAATATCTCATACGGCAAAGGATATTGGTTTCTATACCGAACCTGAGGAGAAGAAAGCTAAAAGAGACCCGAGTGATTATACAGATGATTTCTCTTGGGACCTCGAAGAGTTCAACTGGGAATATGATGAAATCCCAGAATAGATACATTTATAAACACATTTCCAACTGTCTGGTTTAACCGGATAGTTCAAATCGTGTATTATCCGAGTAACCTCCACATTTATATGCTTATGGGGTGCAATATATATCTATGAATAGCTTGAAAAGGGCAATGGGGATGCCGTCGTCCCGACAAGTTTACCGGGATGCCAATGCAGTATGGCAATCCCAAACCATTCCTTATCTTGGATCGGAAATTCCTCAGGTCGGGGTATCGGAGTGGGATTTCGAAACATATTTCGCTGACCAGATTAAGATACAGCATCCAGAAGATCATAAATATGCAGGTGACCGCCGTGGTGTTCACGACCAGTCGATGTATAATAACCTCTTTGGGGTAGCCAGAGTCGGTTTTGATTTAATGACGTGTGATATCATAGGGAACAACCCCTACTTTGTTCTCTGTGAAACCATCGTTTGTAACTATCTTAGGTCAATTGAGTTCGACGTCTTAAGTGCATCCGGAGATCGCAAAGATAAATTATACGATTGGTTTAGGAATCCCAATCCCCAGCAGTCCTTTTGGGATATATGGATCAGTGCATTCAGAGATGTCTTTAGATATGATGCCGGTGCTATCGTCTTGACTTATTCTCGTGGGGGATGGGTCCGTGAGATGAGAGCTTACCGGGGAATAGAGTTCTGGGCTGAGCTTGATAGACTCTTCTTTGGAGATCACGCGAACCTCTTCGGCAGCGGCGGAGGTGCATATATTTCAAACGGCTACGTCGCCAGGTGGTGGCAACACTCTCCCATGGGCGTCTTCATCCCATTCAAGCCAGAAGAAGTCGTCTATCTTATGATGTATCCCTGGTCGGGGTCCGTCTATGGTTCTGATATCATGAAGCACTTCCGGTTCAACTATCGCGGTCTCATGTCCGCGACTGTCGCGTATGGAAAGATCATGGACAATGGTCTCAATGCAGGTATTGTCTTTAAGCATCCAGACATCGGTTCTATAGAAGTCCTCCAGCAGCGCATAGCGGGTCTTAAACACGTCAACGGCGGCCCGACGAACTATGGTAAGCCCCTGCATATTATCGGCCACGAGGAGGTCGATACGCTCGGTAACAACAACTTGATGAATCAGCAGTACATCGAGGGAATGAAGTTCAATATCAACATCATCGCTAACTTGTTCGGTCTTCCATCATCCGAGTTTTCCATGGAGGGTGGTGCACAGTCCCGCAGTACATCTTATATCCAGAAGGATATCAGGAAGTCGAGAGTTATTGGAACCATCACGACACTCATCGAAGACAAGATCAATCGTGAAATCCTCCCTCGTCTTAAGGGATATGAATCAGGAGATAAGTTTGCGTTTAAGAAGGTTACTGATCTCGACGACCAGCTTAAAGAAGCTTACGTGGTCCAGCAGAACATGTCTTCACTCACCATGGCATTCTCAATGGGCATTCCTATGAACATTGGTATGAAGTTGACTTCATTCGGTCAACAGTTAAGTTCTGATGAGCGAGACATTATATCAGAGATGGTTGCCAACCAACCTGGTGGAATGGGTATGGAGGGACAGTCTGGTAGATACGAGGGCGAAGATTATCAGGAAACCTTCATGGGATACAAGGACGTGGCCATCACGCAATCACAAGTTGGAGCAGCAAGACACCCGGAGGGTAGTTAATGATGATTCGGAATGATTCGAGTGTGTCTGACGAACACCTCCTCTCTCTTTTGGAATCATATGGAACCCACTTCCAAGTCGAGATTGATCCCGAGATGGGTCTAACTCTTGATTATATGGATATCCCATTCCCAGATACTCCAGTGGGTATATACATTACTGATAAACACGGAGATTATGGCGGTCTGGCATTCATCTACGGAGCGGTCACCGTATTCTGGACACCTGAGGATATCAATAGAACCATGGGAATTAATGATAGGGTCCTTAGACTTAGGATGTTACATGAGATTCTCCACCATTTTAACCAGCCATGTCATGATATAGAGGGTTGGTTGAAGACACAATGCCGCATCTGGTCTTTCTTATGGGCAATCGGTGGCAAATCTGGAGAGACGTTCTTTGGAACCCTTGTTCAGGATAGGTTCTACAATTATCTTCTCAAAGGAGTCGTGGAGTCTATCTTCAACGAGGATAATCGTATATCAGAACGTAATTTCCGGGGTGAACTCCTATGAGTGATCAGACGATTCAGAATGCCAGTGAGGCTCCCAAAGGCAACCCCATCAGGGCCGGTGCTAGAGGGGGTCTTTATTACCAGGACACCGGCGGAGAAAAGAATGGAAAACCTAAGAAGAAGGGAGGTTCAAACCCAGATTTTGTCGCATCCGGCCCCGGATATGACATTGGTTTTTTCAAAAAGCCCGGAGGGTTCCGTGTTAGATACAAAGGACCCCATGCAGAACTCATCTTAAATAATATAAAGTCATATCTTGAAAAAGGTATTTCAATTGAGGAAGCTATATCTAAAGTAAGGAGTGAATAAAATGGCATACTGTAAACTTATATGCACAAACGCTGCTCCGTATTCGAGTCCGTATTTCGACACATCTCAGAGATTAATACGGTTGATTTCTGGAGACGAGAAATATCTATGTTTCGACATTGTTACGGATTGTTGTGTCCCCACATCACCAAGCGAAGATATAACTCCCTTGGATTTCAGGTGCGATTTCATGAAATCCGACGTGATTTCGACGTTTATCCACGAACCTTATACCATATCTACTCTATCATATTCTATATATGATTACGATGGGGTCTTGCAGCAGGGTGTAAAGGATATATCTGAATTGACTTCGTTTAAGATAAGGGTTGGTGCACTCAATCCTGGAAAATATGAGATGCAGCTCACGATAGATTCGGCTTATAGTAGTGTATCTACGAGATTCCCGATGGTCGTTAGTGGATAATGTTATATCAGCTCGAGACAATAGATTATTATGACAGATGAAATTTATCCGATAGCAGCCGGGTCTCCACAGACGGTATTATCGGAGGCTTACACCTTTGGGGATTCGTCGTTCGTAGTATACGACAGTGCCAAACTACTCGACGCCCCGAACATCACAACGATAGTTTCTCCCACCGGGGAGTTCATCACGGTTGGTTATACTGATATAACTGGGTCTGTCGTGTCAGGAATCACCTTTAAAGACGGATACTTGTCGAACAGATTTCCAATCGGGTCAGTCGTTTATAGGTCTTGGTCAAAGTATGATCACGATGCTTTCTCCGATCACATATCTGACCTCGAGGACGACAAGGTGGACAAAGCGTTTGGGGTAGCTAATTCAGTTATTATTACTGATGGTTCTGGTGTAATCTCTTCCAGTGTAATTAAGACGGCTTTTAACTCTGACATAGCTACCGAATCCCCATTAATGGATGGTATCGCCGATGTTGGTGATAGTCTCAAACTGGCAAAGGAAGATCATGTGCACCCAACTGATACTACCCGTGCACCCCTTGATGTCGCAACTATATCTACCGACGGACTCATGTCTAGTGAGGATAAGGTTATTTTAGATGAGCATGTTGCCAACGTAACCACAAATCCTCACAATGTCACTAAAACAAATGTGGGTCTTGGAAACTGTGATAATACCTCAGATGCGGACAAGCCCTTAAGCACAGCTCAACAGTCTGCCATCGGTGCCCTTGCGGCTGATATTACTGCGAATTATAATGCGATCGCTACTCTCGACGACGACCTGGAAGAACATCAGCTCGATACAGACAACCCACACCAGACAACTTTAGAGCAACTGGGGGCAGCTCCGCTTGATCACGCTGATCGTCATAAAGGAGGTGGAGCTGACCAGATCGCTCTCGCTACAACTACTGTGCATGGTTTGATGCCATCGACGGATAAATCCAAACTTGATGGAGTTGCTGAAGGTTCTCAAGTTAACGTATTAGAGGGTATCCAGATTGACGGAGTGGACTTAACAATCACTTCAAAGAAGTCTAATATACCACTGGCAACACCACTGTTGGATGGTGCGATGTCATCCGAGGACAAGACTTCATTTGATGCACATCTCATTGATATAACAAACCCACATGAGGTAACAAAGGATCAGGTTGGTCTTTCCAATGTTGACAATACCTCAGATGCAAACAAACCAGTTAGCACGGCACAAGCTACAGCTATAGGTCTCAAGGTTGATATTGCTCAGGGTATTGGCAACGCATCAAAGGTAGTTGTGACAGATGCATCTGGTGATATAACAACACTCGCTACGAAGACGGGGTTCAATCTGGATGTTGCCACCGCCGTTCCAGTAATGGACGGGGTCGCGGCAGTTGGTGTATCTGCCAAACTCGCAAAAGAGGACCATGTACATCCTACTGATACAACAAAGGTGGTAATTGCGCAGGGTATTGGTAATGCCAATAAAATTGTAGTTACCAATCCAACTACGGGTAATATAGAAACTCTAACGAAGAAAACTGCATTCAATTCCGATATTGCTACTGAAATTCCTCGTGTTAGTTTCGGATATGGATACGTTGGAACATCAACAAAACTAGCACGGGAAGATCACGTACATCCTTCGGAAACATCTCCAATCATCGGCGTGCAGTGGGACACATACTCGACTAGTTCCACTCTTACATGGATTGATGCAACTGGTGCAACCATTACAGGATTGAATACCGCGTGGTTTGATAAGCACATCTTGTTTGGCGGTCGGTGGCGGTGCGTGAGGAATAGGACAACGGGAAAATACACGTTTGGTACAAATGCTCGTGGAGATGGTCTCACGCTTGATGGGACAGCTGGCGATGTAACAGTCAGAGAACCCGTCGCCTATGTGAAAGCAGATTATGGTGTTGCCGGGACAGGAATTGCCAGGTATTGGGTGTCTCCGCGTCCAGCAGCAGGATTTGTCGTCCATCCATTTTGGATGCAGAGAAACAACGGCATCATGTCCCCATCCGTATATTCGGGAGCATATGAATCGTATGGATATCTCGACGGGAGCACATTTAAACTGGGCTCAGCATCTGGGAAACAGCCGATTACGGGCGCGGTTGCATACCCGAACCTCCCGAACTCTGGTAGGTTTAACATATCAGATGCGGAAACCTATGCCAACAATATCACAGGAACGATTCGGAGTGGTATCGAAAATATCTGGAATTATTCTGCATCTCAGCTCCTCATGTACATCGAGTTTGGCACGTTCAATCTCCAGACGGCTCTCGGTAAAGGCATTGTTGACCTTGAGTCTGGAACTGATTTCGCCGGGAAGCTTACCGGTGCTGACGACATAGACTCACGTCTCGCGGAAAACGGGACAGGGGTTGGGTCTGGTGTAGATGGGCAGACTCCTATCTGCTGGCGTGGAAAAGAAAATCCGTGGGGCAACTGTTACAAGTTTAATATCGGTGCTAACTTTTACCTCGACGGATCGGTCATACTGCTTAAGCGTGATGGTACTGGCACCCCCGCGGCGACACTTGCGGCAGGGTCGTATGATACTGTTACAGGACCGGTTGCATTGACTAACGGGTATATCTCAGCGACATTGCAGGACGGTGTGTCCAACATCGCATTTTTGCCGGCATCGGTTGCGGGGGGTGGGTCAGCGTATTATCTCTGTGATTATTACACCACTGTATCGGCAAACGGAAACATCCTGCGTGCGGGGGGCTCTTGGTACTCTGGTGTGGGTGCGGGTCCCGGTTGTAGTTATGCGATGAACCCGCCTTCGTGGTCCAATCGTGATGTCTCCGCCCGCCTCGAGTTTTATCCAGAGGGAGGTGAAGTGTAATGATAGTCCAATCATGCGAATACCCCGAAACAATACGGATTGACATCATCAAAAACGGAGCCGCCAGATTATTATGCAGGTGGGACGTTCGAGAGATTGAGGTAAAAATAGACGATGAAACGCACACAGAATACGAGTATCAGGAAGAGGTCATCTGGTGGGCGTTGCCTTTACCCGGATACATCGAGCGTGTTAATGGTAGACAGGTAATTACCGAAGCAGGACGTCAATACATAGCCGACAACACAAACGATATACTCGACTGGGCTATGACGGCGGCGGTGTAATGTCAGACGAAGATTCGTTAATCAAAGTAATGGTGGATGAGCTTAATGCCATCCTCAAGTATCACGAGTTGACTAATTCAATGACTTGTCCCAAAGCAACCGATCTCGTTAATTCTATAACCGACGAAGAGATAGTTCATTTCGGCGAGGCATTATATATGCTTAAGAAGCTTAATCCCAAATGGATAGACTTAATATCACAAGGAGAAAGTGAAGCTTACGTTATATCGCATAGATTGAACTCCCTTATCACAGATATGCCTAGCGAGTAGGTAATATATACCCCTACTTTTATATACTCACAATTCCATAAATACATATAATCATGCAGCAATCTTGGAATAGTGTATCTATTCAATTCAATCCCCAGATCATATCTGAGAGTAAACGTATCATCGAAGGTGTTGCGACCGCTCCTGTTTACGATCGTGTGAATGAATTGATTACTACCGAAGCAATCAAAAAGGCGATTCCAGGCTACATGGTCCTCCCCGTTGTTACCGTACAACATCAGGAGTTTGTTGTTGGCCTCGTAAAATCGTTAAAGTTTGACGACGAGCAGAGGCTGATTGTGCGGGTCCAACTAAAAGAGACGCGAGAAGTTGATAAGGTATGGGACCTCATTAAGAGTGGAGTCCTAAACGCATTCTCAATCGCCGGCGTTAGACATCAGACAACTTGTAATATTGCAGGTAGTCCGTGTGTAACTTCCGATATATCGTTGAATACAATCACGATATGTGGCGACGACAAATGCAACCAAGAAGCCTACTTCGACATCGTGAAATCTATTTTTGGTGAAACTATGACAGACACAGAACTTGATTTACACAAATCAGTTACTCCTGCTGCACCAACGGAAGAGGTTCCGAATGCGGTCATGGAGAAGATTGATTATGGTCTGCTCGCGAAAGAGCTTGCTGGACCACTTTACGCTGAGATGGTAGCATCCGGTGTAATTAAGAAAGCCGAAGAGACCAATAAGGAAGAGAAGGAGGATGAGAAAGAAGACGAATATAAGAAGGCCTTTGAGTCTCTGGAATCTCGTTTCTCCTCGCTCGAAAAACTGGTCGAGAAGATTGCTGATCAGCCGCTCGAAAAGAGTATTGGTTTTGCTATTCAGGATGGAGCTATTGTCCAGGTCCCCCTGGCAGATATGAATAAATTTGCCAAGTCCACAGAAGAAAAGCAGGTGTTAAGTCCTGCTGAGGCTCGTAGGAATGCGGCTTCTAAACTTATCATGAGGTAATTGTATGGCAACCACGTCATTTATTAAACCAACGGGACATGGACTCACTTCCGAGTCTAGCGTTCTGGATCGTTCCACTTCATATCACCAGAATCTTGGGTTCTCGAAAGATGCTCTTAAGATGGGTGTGAAGGTAAACTATAGGAACATGTCTCAGATTGCTCGGGCGAAAATCCAGCATGAGATTGAAAGCACGGGTTCGGGTCTCAATCCAGATTCACTCGAGTATTACTACCTTCCGTTCTCCACGAGGGACGAAGCAATCAGTGCATACTACAACAACACTCCAATTATGTATGATGCGGTGGCGGACCCGTCGAGTGTTACTGAGTCTATAGAGGATGTGAAATCCTTCTATGCAAAGTCCCTTGGTTTCTCGGAGATGGTCATTCCCGGTATCGACATTGAGAAGAACTACCTCCCAGCGGGAACATCTCTCTTTGGCAAAGCACTCACGTCTAATATCACTGCACTCCACGCAGTCGCGGATGATTCGATTGCTATCCTCAATATGGATGTCCAGCCATTCCAGGCTATTATTCCAACCGAAGCAAATATCGGTAAAGATGTGGTCTTCGATGTGATCCCCCCGTATCTCGGTAACGCAGCCGCATACTTCGGCACTGAACTCCAGGACCTTGTTGACAGCGACTTCGATGTGTTCGCGCGGAACGAGACTCTCAGTTTCATGTTCTGTAATGGAATGATCTCCGATGCAGCAATCAAACTCGGTCGTTCTGCATATCCAAAACGTGAGTTCCTTTCGCTGTCTACTCTCATGCACCAGGTCTCGGCCCGTGAACTCAGAGAACGTAGACTCCTCGGTGTCAACTCAGATGTCCGTAGTCCACTGTTCAAATATGAGGAACACCAGCCAGGTCTGAACTACGCAGGTATTCATGAAATCATGACCAACCAGAGTTCCACAACTCCCCTCCCGACTGTTGTAAGTGGAGCTAGCGTCTACACCGGAACTGAAACAGCAACTGCTCAGTATGAGTATCTTGATGGTCTGATGAACACCCTCGCGATTAAGATGTCTATCGCGAACAACACTCCGAACGTTATCATCACCGATCCGAACACCTTCGCAGTTCTCCGTAAAGGACTGATGAAGTATCAGTATCAGGTCCCACCGACTCCCGCATCAGTATTCGGTATCAGTTCGATCCAGTACAACTTACAGGGATTCCAGCCGATGGAAATCATCGTTCACAAACGTCTGCCTAGAACCAGTGGTCAGTCTGCACTGTACATGCTGAACACCAAACTCCTGTCCAGACGTGTAGGATGGATCGACACCATGGACCTTCTCGGAAAATACGCCAACCTCTCAACCAGGTTCGCGATCAGTTCCGCTGAAACGTTCCTTGACAAATCCGACAAAGATGGTACGTCTACTCTCCAGGGAGCAATTCTTGGTATCACGCACCCATACACAACCTGAGGTATATCATGGCAAACTACACTAACGTCTCAAGCCTGATTGGAACCCAGAGATACTTAGCGTTCTATGAGAGACTCTCATCTGAACCCTTAGTTTTTACTCCGGCGACAGTCAACAAATCGTATAACAACTCAGTCACCACGATCACTCCTTTCACAGGTATCGTCGATGTGAACGTTACGATCAATGGAACAGTGAGCACAGCATGGTCCTATAAGGAGGTAACCACCGCGGCAGCAATCGCATCCGTCCTGGATACCTTTACCACAACCGCCGCCAACTATGCACTGTTCGACACTGGAGCTTATTACTACAACCAGAATACCAAAGAATGGTTCTTCATTCTTGACAAGAGTGTCTCTGGTAGTACATATACTATTGTCACCGAGCGCGGTCTCATGGGTTCTACTAAGACCAACATCGGTTCTGGCGATGTCTTCCAGAAGATGAACACTATTGTGATGGACTCTGCAGCCACCAACGAAACTGTGGGTGTTATTACTATCACCACAGGAGCGGCTGCACTCGCCGCCGATGACACCATCACTATCTCAGATGGTGTTACTACCAAAGCATATACGTTCGTGGCAACCGGTGCAACCGCGGGTCAGATCAACGTCGGAGCAGATGCCGCAGCCCAGATGCTTAACATCAAGACGGCACTCGCAGCTGATTTCAAAGATTATGTTGTCACCAACACAGCAACCACAACCGTCCTCACGCAGGTAGCTGGAACTGGCAAACCGATTACTCTCGTGTTCGCATGTGTTGCCGCAACTCCCGCCAATGCAGTGACCGCTGCCCTGACTACAGACGGAGTCACCAAAGTTTATGAAACCGGTGCTGGTCAGATTGCATTTACCCAGATGTCTTCCAATCTCAAGAACGGACAGGTAGTCTACCCATCTGACTACCAGTAATCCTCTTTTTTTATAAAAGTATATACATCAGTAATCACAATGTATATGCATGGACATTGATTCATTTCTCACAGTGGCACTGCCTATTCTTAGCGTTGTGCTCATTCTCGGACTGACCGTTCTCGTATATTACTACAGGAATAAGAAACTCCCGTCGACTATAGAGGAGTTCGACGAGATAATCGAAGACTATGAAGAGAACAAGGCCTTCGCCGAGAAACTCCTCGCTCAGGTCCTCGCGTTCTTCGATCGGGAAACTCCCATGTCGGCCACCTCAATTGAAACAATCAACCGCGTTATCCCCTCCGCATCCTATAAGATGACCTCTGAATCCAAAGAACGTATCCTCAACACATGTGCATCTGAGGGCGAAAAGGATAGAATCTGTGCGATGATTGCTGAATATGAAGACCCCATTTCGGAAGGAGACGAATGTTGTATCTACACCATTGAAACTACAAACGCAATCTTCAAGGTTCAGTGGGGTGTTCCTGAACTCATCTCAGACAAAGAAGTTGAATACAAACCACTCACTCAAGTACAGTGTAATGAAATAGTTCAGCTTCTCGATAAAACCGAACCATTCTATATTATGTGGCAGATCATGAAGAGTGAGCGCGATAGAATCTCGGAGTATTTTATCACCGATGGTGTTGGTGTTGTCAATATCAAAGATGGTATATACACCTACGAGATAGTAAAATAACCTTTCTTTTTTTAAGACATCTTTATATCTTCCCGTGCCGAATACTATCGTATGGCGTATTGTAGTTTCGAAGACGTGGCTGAGATGGCCGGATTCCAGCCTTCGGACATGGACTATCTTGGAAATGAGATGGATTTTACTCAGTATAAAGATTTCGTTATCAAGAAGATTGCAGAAGCGACGGGTCTCATAAATAGATACTGTAATGTATCCTCGTTTGAGGAACGTGAGATAGTAGACGAGGTTCACACAATGAATCAGTTTGACAGGATGCCTTTCAGATATGGTATATCTGCACCCCTCTTGTTTAACACATACAATTACTATGATGATTATAGTAACTTAACACGTATCTTCTTCCCACGACAGCAACCAGTTATCTCTGTTGATTCTCTCAAGATTAACCAGAGTCTTCCTACCGTGGAGCCTGCGTGGATTGATCTTGTACAGAGCACGGAAACCACCAATGGAGATTATGAGGTCGTTACAGTATTTGACCAGACCCAAGTGTATCTTATCAAGAGGTATCCTGTATATGGTGTCAAGAACATCAGAGTCTCATACACAGCGGGTTATCCAGAAGATCACCGAGTATGGAGCGACATAAGGATTGCCACTGTTATGGTCGTAATCAACATGCTCAACTACAAAAAGAAGATGCAGGAGGTTGCCACCGTTCGTGGTTCAGCTGTCGCAGATATGGCTCCCCTCTTCGAATTCGGGGGTGGACCGTTCATCTCAAAAGATGTTATGAATATCTTAGATAGATGGAGACGCCCACCACTGACCCCAGAAGCTTACATGTAAGATGGCTGTAGAGTATGAGATACGGATTGTCCGACCAGAGGAACTAGAGTGGCAAATCAGAGGCACTCTTAAGGATTATCTAAGAGACCATTTCCGGGAGATAATAGGTGATGCGGAAATCCAGATATCTCGGAACCTCAATGACATGGAACGCAGGCATCCCAGAAAGGACCCTATGTTACGAGCACTCAACACTGCGCAGTGGAGCACTGATATATCTGAGGTGTTCTCGTCTGGAAACGGCGCGCTGGTATATGAGGTTGCATGTCACAATGCACAGAGACCATTCCCATATCATTTTAGACAAGCAGGTATACGAAGCGGCGGCGCGAATCGCGTGAAGTCTATAGGTAACCTTGCGGCAGTCAGACTCAACCAATCCTCAGGAACGGTCCGTCCCAAGAAACCAGGTGGTTGGATCATATTCTGGTCAGATACATATGGGAAGTATGTTTACACGAAAAGCAGACAGAAGTCTGGTCCGGGACACCTCAGTTACAAACGGAATGTAGACAAGCAGATAATGGAGGGTATGGAAAGATGGTTCAATTAGGAGGTTCAAACTATATATCATGGCAGAAGCAAACGTAACTTTAGATGCGATCGTTACCACGATTGGAACTACTCTGAAAATACCTGTGTATCTCGTAGACGAACTTCCCACAGTGTTCAAGATGAACTGTGCATACGTCCTCGCGCCGGAGACGGTACACCAACAGTTCTTGATATCCTCTGGAACACTACAGGATTTTCAGGTAAGAATCATTGTCCCAACCCACGAAATGGATTCCAACAGGTATAGCGACATTGGAAACAACATTAAGAAATCCCTGGCACAAATCAATATGATGCTCTCTGATACATTCAAGAGGTTACGCATCGTTGGTACGGGGAATATCTATGAAGTTGACTATGAGATATCACTCTGGGAAGCCAACAGTCGTATCTATGCGGCATCTGAAATCACTTTGTCTATTAAGAGCATGTCTATTTAACACTCACTTATTTATACCTCCAAGTGGAATATAATAACATATGGTAGATGCACTTGGATATTTCGGTAACAACGGGGTTATTTCAGTAGTCGTTACTCCCTTTGGAGGTACAGCACATACTTCGGAAGAGATTGCCGCAGTACAGAACATAAAAATCTCGATGGATTCTGAGATCAACGAGATGTTTGGAATGGGTACGACCTCTCGTATCGCAGTTGCAAAGCACAGTGTAATCATTAATGTTTCTTTTGAGTATCTCAAGGTGAAATCGCCTGACTTTTACAAGTACATTATTGATGCGACCGGCACTGGACTCGAGTATGTAGAAGCTGGGAGTGGTGATACCACTGGACTCGCGTCGTTCGAAATCACCGGAGTATTCACTTCCGAGGATGGCACTAACGCAAAGACCCTCACTGTATCTAACGTTGTATTCAAATCGTTCCCGTTCGAGGCTTCTGTTGGAGATTGGGTTAAGGTCAATCTCGAAGGTACGGGTAGTGCGATTAAAGAAGTGAACGCAGCTCCGGCAGCGTGAGGTTGATTTAAATGGAATATTCTGAATGGGCGAAAGAGTCCTTTAAAGAGTTAGAACAGATCAAAGAGGTTGATTACAAAGTCGCAGAAGTTGGTAGGAAGATTGTCCTCTCTAAGACCATAAATGTCGAGGTAGAGGGTTTCACATTCGAGTGCTACAACAAAGTACTCCCTAGACACACACGTGCCATCACAGGCATCAAAACGGATTCCGAAGAGTTTAGTTATGATGAAACTCAGAAGATTTTCGCCGGTGTGCTTTCTGACCTTGCGGTTAACCCAGACTTCGACGAGGAGTTCTGGATTGGTTACGATGAGGAAACTGGCAATCTCATCCAGCTTGTTATGTACATATACGAACAGGCTATGACTTCGAAACCGGAGATTAAATCCTTTCGCTGAGACTGGGGAAGCAGTCGTAATATTTACGATGAGTGAGTTCTATCACATACCACCATCGGAAGTCTTCGACAAGCTCACCTCGGCCGAGATAGAGTTCACATGTCTTATGCTTGAACGAAGGAATAGAGAGATGGATAAACTGGTGAAGTAATGGTTGGCAAGAAGGAATACACAACTTATTTTAGGATGGTCCCCTATATGCAGCCAGGGGCTATCCGTGATGCTATGGAGAAGGAGTCCAAGAAGTTTAAGGCTCCGACACAAGCAAGTTCTAATATATCTCCTAAGATACAGTCACAATCCCTTGCCGACGTCCAGCGTCAACTTATCAAATCACAATCCGCATCTAGCCAGGTAAAGATAAAGGAGTTCCAAGCTCAGATCGAATGGTATAGGGTCCAGCAGAGAGAGGCTGTAGAGAGGACTGCTCAACTCAAATCTGAGATGAAGAGGACTGATATTGAGGCTATCAAAACCAAAGCCAAAATGCAGAGCAACCTCAAAACCCAAGAGACGCTCGAGCAGGAACGCAGGAAGCAAAGTGGTGCCGAATCTGCTATATATAGAGAACGTGGAGTACAGCTTGAAAGAACCAAGGGCGTTAGTGCCAGAAGAGCTGAGGCTCAGAAAAACAAAGAACTTAATAAATACAACGGGATGTCACTCCCTGGTATTGCCAACAAGTTACTTTCTGAGAAGATTCAAACTTCGCTCACCACGGGTCTCGGTAAAATATTTACCGGATCACAAGGAACTGCCTTATCAGGCGCTCTTGGCAAATCAATTATATCCGGGGTTTCCACCGCAGCCGCGGGAGCTATAGTTGCAGCCGTGGCCGCTGGTGCAGCGGCATTGGTTGCACTCATGATAGCTCCGTTCAAGCTTATCTTATCGTTTAGTCAGAAGGCATTTAACTTCTTAAAGGGTATCGCCACCCAGACGGAGACATTCAAGAAACTCATGGAACTGGTTATGATGCCATTCATGTTAATGTTCACCCTCTTGTTTGCTCCTGTATTAATGGCCCTTGCTCCGATACTCACCTCGGTTATCCAAGCTATAGTTGCCAAGCAGGATGCCATCATGGCAGTTGGTGCTAAGATAGCCATCGTCATAGAGAAGCTCTTCAACGAGCAGATGATTGAGACATATATTAAACTGATTGATCAAGTAGTGTCTGCGATTGATTGGTTCATTGGTGTTGTTAACGATAACCTCACCATAGGCAACTCAATCTTTGAGACCATAGTAGACACATTCGCTAAAGTAATGTCAGAGGTTCTTGTGGCGGTTGTTGACTGGGCATATAGTGCAGATGGTCAAGCCATCATAAAAGATTTATCTTATCTGATAGGTACGATGATTGGAATGGTCGCTGGGTTTGTAATGGCCATGCTTCCAGCACTGTTCACTGCATTGGAGCCATCATTGAAGGGCATCTTCAAAGGAGTAGTGGGGTTCTTCGGAGATCTCATTCTCGCGTCGTTTGTTGACATGTTCAATCTTGACAGCTCGGTCATAACCACAATGAAGAAGTATCTTGGATTCATTTCCGAGTTCTTCTCTGTGATTATGGGTTTCATGGTAAATCCCTATGGTTCTATGATGTCTTTGTCGGAGAACCTTAACAGCCTATCCAGATCGTTCGACGACTTGCTCACATCTACTAGGCAGATCAACCAGACCACTAGTATCTCAAAAGTGTCCAATGTGGATAACACTCACATA